ATCGCCTAATCATTCTTACCTCACATTTGTTAACAACACTGCTTCTGGTTTTATACCTTGCGTGCGATCAACAATGCTGCCATATACATATGCTGCCCAGGCCTTTGATTTGTGGCGTGGCAGGTTTTGCATTCGTTTGACACCGATTGTGTCCGCATTTCACAAAGGATCAATCAAGATTTGGTGGGACCCAATTGGATATGGAACAACAAATCAAATTGGTTTGCAGACCACCACGATCCATGAAATTGCTGATGGACCAATTGAATTCAAGGTGGATTTCGCCGCTGCAGTTGGTTATCTTTCAGTCGATTCATCTCCCATCAATACGGCAACTTCAGCAGCCGTGAATGCCATTTCGTATTGGGGCAATCGGGCGGCTGCTGTGCCTTTGGTGTCGGATAATTTGACGCGTTATTTCAATGGTGTCGTGAACGTGCAAACTTTGAATCGCTTGCAGGGTGAGTCAGATGTTTCAATCATGGTTCAGACTTGGTTTGAGGACATGCAATTTGCTGTACCACGCTGTGATGTGGACGTGGCAAAAGGCACAATCAACCAAGTGTCGGTGACGAATTTTGTGACGCAATCAGGTACTCTGGATGTTGCCACGGTTGGCAATGATGATCACCTTCCACTTCTGTACACGGGTGAACGGGTGTTGTCGTTGCGCACCTTGTTTAACCGTTCATCAATTTGGCGTGTTCTAGAATTGCATCTGGGAACGGGGGGAACCACAGTTTTGAATGGATACGATTTTCCAAGATTCCCTTTGGCTCGTGGCGCAATTGTTAAGGATTTGAATTCCTCAACGCGTTACTTCAAAGATGATACTTATGGAACGTACTCAACCCAGGGCACTTTGGTTAGTAATTGGTGTAACACAACCCCCATTGCGTATTTCTCACGTTGTTTTGTCGGGCACCGTGGGTCAGTGGTTTGGAGGGCCCAGGTGTTTGATGGATCAAATGGCGATGCGGGTTGCATTTCAACATTGAGTCGTGGAAATGTTCGAACTGGCAATAACGTTTGGGGAAGATTTCAACAGGGTTTCACCGCGTCAGTAAACAATGGTACCCTTCTCATGCAACGTTTACTTGGAAGTGGATCAGGTGGAATACTTAATTGCACATCAGTCGATCGAATTGTGGGAG